TGCAAAGGTGTTTAGAACGGATCTATACCATTGTGTGGATATATTAAGGCAATGTGTTGCACTTTCGTTTGGTTGTATACGCACGTGATGATAGTTATAAATATTAGCCACAGATGCAATGCTGTTAGTGGGAGTGGCAAGAGGTGCAAAAAATGCGACCAACAATCCTTGTTGAAAAGGATTTCCATTTACTTGAAAGAATATTTGTATATTCGAAATCATGTAAATGAAACGTTCGAAGGGCATATTTTGTATGTTCTCAGTCTCTCCTGATAACAGCAATCCAAAGGGTACATTCACAGTGTAAATAGTACCCGAACTTGCAGAGTTCCAGGCTACTCTATTACGGTAAATAATAGAGTCCAATCCAAATTCCAAATCCATTTTCGTTTCGTTAATGGCATTGGCTGATAAATCAGCACGCCGATTCCTCATGTTCTCTGTTGTTTGATCAAAACCAGTCTCCAAAGTCATAACAGTCAGTCCTCCAACCGCAGGTGTTGCGCGGATTGGATCTTCTGACTGTGCTCTATAACTTATGGTCGGTAGTGTTTTTGCTCGACAAGTCGCATCTTGGGCTTCAAGATACGAAACGTAAACTGGTTTAACCAATTCATCAGATAACACGGAGTTAATTGATCCAGAGTAGTAATCAAAGAAGTCTCTATCCCATATAGAGCACTTCTCGATACACTGCTGAACAACTTCTCTTAAATCTGCTTGCTTTGAGTGTTGCCACTGAACAGTCTCCCATAGACTGGATTTCAGTTGAGCTCCACACCAAGAGCCATTAATTAAACGAGGTTGAGTTCCAAGGAATGTAATTTCTTCAAAAAACATCCAATTTTCAGTAAGCTGTTGATCTTTCAGGGAATGAGTAAATTCCTGTCCGAGTTCCAGCATTTCCGTTTGCAGGTCGAGGGGGGTGAAGTTGACCTTATCTGATATACAAATTATATTATCATCACCAAGAGTTTTGATTCTATAATCTCTCCAAAAGACAAGGTCAGGGTCGAGGTTGTAGAAGGAATATCTAATATAAGCCTCCACTACTAAACAATTAAGGATAGTTGTAAAAAAGCAACCACTAAAGTGATTACTTTCTATCCAAAACAATTTGTCTCGTATTTGTAGTGGAGATTTGGTTTCATGGTCAAAAATGAATTGCCATTCCTGGTCTGTTACGAGGTCACCTAGGAGTTTCCGAAGAAAATCATAAGCTCGCTCACGTATTGCTTTGACATGTCGTTGATCAAAATTCTTGAAATCTGCGGACAAAAATCTATCGCCAACTTTTGACAAGTTAACGTAAATATCATCCATATCGTAAGAATTAGGATTCATGCCAATAGAGACAGGGGTTTTCTGCCAACTGCTTCGAAAAGCAGCTAACAGAGAAC